AAAAGAATATTGTATACTATCATCTCCTATACCTAAAGGTGGTAAGTAATAGGTCGATACTCTATTAAAAGTTTTTTCATCTTGGCTCTCGGAGACTGCATTGTGTATGATCTTTAGTTCCCCTGTAACACGCTCACCAAACTTTTCTGGACTCATAGTCGAAGCTATCTCAAGAGGAGTAGGTGCTACATCTTCAACAGGTGTTGCAGCTTCAACAGGTGTTGCATCTTCAGTAGGTAAAGCTTGTGCGTCCTCTGGATTTAAGAAAGGGAGTGTATCATCTTCTATTTTTTGCTGTCTTTCTGGTACTATTTTCTCTGCTTCTAATATAGCAAGATTTACCGTACTACTTGTTGCACTAGTAGCTAGTTGTGTAACTTCATCTAAAGATTTTTTGGGTAACCTATCAGGAGCCCTTTCTACTTCTTCTTGTGGTGATGTTTGTAAAGGTCTTCCCGTATCTATCCTATCCTGTTCATCTATATTAGTTACTGTATCTACATACTCTTGGAAACCTTCCTCTGAAATTTCTTCTCCCCGTAGTAAGCTCTTGGTCTGGTCGATAACAGCATTTCTTGTTAAGGGAGAACTAGTAGCTTCTAACTTACTAATAAGTGTGTTAATTTCTTTTTGCCTAAATAATTCTATGTCTCCTCTAATAAAAGCATTTCTTTTTTGAGCAGCAGTACGTACTGCTGAAGCACCCTGACCTATAACACCTCCAATAGATCCCGCATATATAGCATCTGATATCCTATCTATCATAGGGGTATCTATTTTAAGGGCGGAGCTAACAATGAATGAATTAACGAACTCATCTATTCCCTCCTCTATAAATTCTTCTGTACCTGCTTTGGCATACTTACCATACAAACTTTTAAATATACTAGGTGAAACCTCCTTCATCCTAGACTTCAAGTGATTACCAATTATCTGTTGAGTGTCTAGCTGAGATACCCTAGACCTACTTAACTTACCCAATACATAATTCATCTGCCCGAAGCTCAAGCCACCAAGTAAAACATTTTCAAAACCACCACGACCGAAGCGTGAGAATGCAGAGGTTATTAAACCTGTAGACATAGCTGCCAACATAGCGGAACCCAAAGCCTTATCATGTTTCTCTTCGTGTGTACCATCGTAGTTACTATAGATGGTTGCATAAGTAGCACCTGCTGACCTATTAGCAGCCGTCAAAAATATACCCGATGTCATTATATTTTCTGCTGCCCTACCCCTAACAACTTTGTTGTTCACTAACTTTGTACCAACCAAAGAGCTATAACTTTCAATAGCTTTTTGTATGCTCTTAGTACTAGCTCCCTCTTTGATATACTTAGTAGCAGATAGTCTAGCAGCAGCTTCTGCTGAAGACTCACCAAACTCTTTAACTAAAATACTACCTGTAAAACTCTTAGCTAATCCTTTAGCTGTTAACTTCGCTCCTTCTTTAGCACCTATATAACTAGCACCTCCAACAGACATACCACGAGATATTAAAAATCCTGTAGCTGCTACGTCTACAACCATCGGAGCTATCGCTGTTGATATATCATGTACCCAACCTAAGTGATCACCAAAGATACTCGCTACTTGTCTTCTGTTCTGCCTGTCTTCTTCTTGCTCTACAAGAATGTTAATCGATGTTTCATTCTTGAGTAAGGCAGGTAATACAAAAGCTAATCCTGTAAAAGAATCTTTTAGTGAATCGAAAAAAGAACCTATCCTGTTCTTAACCCCACTATAGTTTTTGGGGTTAGCTAAAAAACTATCAAGTATCGCAGCTTTAGATATACCAAGCTCTTGGCTATTCAACACATGTTTCTGCCACTTCTTTTCTACAGTAGAGTCCTTGAACAACTCTTCATAAGCAGGGTAGTTTCTAGTTAAATAAGCAGTCCTACCTGCATACAGATTGTTAGCTTGTGCGGTCGTTAACTCTCCTTTTTGAGATTTTAATTCTACTGCTGTCTCAAACTGTCCTTTATTTAAAATAAGATTTATGTGGGGTACTGCAATACCAGACTTAGTTACCCGTATATTCTCATCTACCTTATCTGGGTCTGATACAAACTTAGCCGTACCTCCTTGATACGAATCCATTATGGATACCTGCTCCAAAGCATCCATGATATCTGAATCCTGAAACCTGTTCCTTGAAACATCCTCCGAGATATCTGAACCACTAGAGTATTGTTTAGCTAGTAAGGTACGAGCTTTAGTGATCAGGGTAGAGGGGTCACCTTTCTCATTGTCTGTTATAAAATGGTTCTTAGAATCTTTGATGATATCAAGATATAAATCTTTTATGCTACTGTTATTAGCAGCCTTGGAAAACTCACCACTGATTTGATCATTCCTTATAGCTTTAAAAAGAGTTTGCCCATAAGGAGTTTTATTAAAACCCTCATTGGCTTGTGCCATGTTGTTGTGTAGGAATGCTCCTCTATTAATAGAATCAGTTATGGCTTGTCTTGGGTTAACCAGAGTAGAACCTCCAATGACTTTAAAGCTAGTGATACCATCGTCATCTATCTGTTTAAGACTAGCTATCCCCAACCTATCTTGTTCTACTAGATGTTGTTTAGCACTATTGACTTCATCAAGGAAATCATCTCTTGAAGCCCCTGTTTCGTTAACAGCACTATAAAAATTATCTCTAGCTTGTTGTCCGAAAGCTTCATATATAAGAGACGCATCGGAATCAATAGTACCTAGTTCAAGGGATGGTACATATTCAGGATCTATTTCACGTATCTTTTGTAGAGTATTACGTGCTATTATTTCTTCAGTGTCTTGATCAAGAGTTTTTTTATCAAACTCAACATCTCTTAGGTAATTACCATAACCGAGGTACTGGTCTTTTTGATCTTCGATATCTTTACCAATGGATGATGACCATATAGAAAAAGGCAAAGCGTTAGTGTTCTCGCCATCTTCTGACGAATCAGTAATAAGTTCTCCTGTCACAGCAGTTCGGGTTATGTATTTGTATTATGTTTAATTATTTACTAGGCTAGCAAATTTATTTTCTTTATCGCCTCGTAAGTCGTCTTCTATTTGTGAAGTATCCCCTTGAATATTAGCAAGGACTATATATAATAAAGCTTTTATTTTATCGGGTTCTACACTAGAACTAGTGATATCATCATATAAAGTCCCTCCAGTAGTCTTTCCAGTAGTCTTGCTAGAATTTTCCTCAGTAGCTGACCCAATGCTTTGAAGAGCTTCTTTAAGATTTGGATTAAGATCAATAACAGTCTTAACTGCCGTACGATATTCTGACGCACTATCCATATCGGCAGCAGTTATTAACGAAGTTATAGCATTAACGGAACTGTCATCAACGCCATCTCTTTCAGCTTTAGTTTTCCTTTTAATAAAAGCTCTATACATCAATTCATCGTTTCGATTTCTTGGTTCTGTACTTAATATTTCTTTGGCACCTCTTAAAGGAACTTTTTCAAGACTATTTAAAAGAGCATTAAATTTTTTACTGCTGGAAGTACCAGCATCATATCTCTTTTTAGAATCAGCTAAGTTCTTAGCGTAATCTTGTAGAGAACTACTTTGACCTTTTTTAAAACTCAATAAGTCTTGGGCTGTTTTAGAGTCACCTATCTCAATAGCCTTGTAAGCTAAGTTGATACGCATAGAATTCTCCATGTTGTCCTGCTTCTGTGCATCAGAAAGTTGGTTGCCAACAGATTGTAAAGTGGTTTGATATAATGAAGCCAGTAATGGGCTACCTAATGCTGAGGGATTTGATAACAAAGACTGTTGTATATCACTATACTTTTGTTTTAAAGGAGTACCCGAACCCATTATCTCTTGTAGTCTCTGAGAAACAGGGACTTGTAAAGCGTCAGCAGCTTGAGACATCCTAGCTTTTCTCTGTGCTTCTTTTAGTTGGAGGAAACTTTTTTGTTGTTGTTGCCCCATCAACTGTTGCTGCATAATTTCAGGAGTGTACTTATTATACAAAGCAGTTTGTTTAAAGGTGGGTAAGTTATTAGCCCCTGTAAAAAATTCTTGGCGTAGCGGTCCTACAATATCATCATTATAGTTTCCTTGAATTGCTGCTTGTTGACTAGCTATTAAAGCTTTCTGAGCCCCCTCTTTTGCTTTCCTTTCCATAGGGTTACTTGGACCCCTTTCGGAAACTAAATCTCTAGCTGCTTGTGTAGCTACTTGGTTAGCTGGCCCAGTAAAACCAAGATCAAGAAGTTTAGAAGCATCCCTAAGTTTAAGGCTTGATTCTGGAGTTACTTGTCTAACAGACCTAAGTGAACGTGGATTATAAGCCATTCTATCTTTTGTTATTCTTTTTCTTATTCAGAAGATTAGTTACTAATGAACCTATTGGTGGAGTTTTTGGTTTACCTGCTACTGCTGTTCTGTCGTATTGGCCTTCTTTGTTAAACGGGTATTCTGCACGACTCATATCAGTAGGTGGTGTGTTAGTAGATCCTTCTGGTAAATTCATATCTTCCCAATTATAACTATTGGCCGTTACATTAGCTGGTACAACAGCTCCTGCACTATCTACAGGAATAACTTGATTACCTTCTTTCGGCATTGACGAGAATTTATTATTTAAATCTGCATCTGTCGGTGTTTGGTTTACCGCTGTAGCTTTAGGCACAACAGGTATAGCTTTAGGTACTTGTGTATTTACCGCTGTAGCTCTAGGTGCTTGTGTATTTACCGCTGTAGCTTTAGGCGCATTAGGCACATCAGTAGTGTTTGGTGCAGGTAATCCATACCCACCTTGACCTTCAGTAATAGCAACGTCCATAACACTAGGTGTTGGTGTATTAACTGCTGTAGCTTTAGGTGCAGGTGAACTTTTAGAAGTTCTATTGTATTGAGAACTAGAACCCCAATTTACTACAGGTTCTCCTGTATTTACCGCAGTAGCTTTTGGAGCTGCTCCTGTATTTACCGCAGTAGCTGTTGGAGCAGGAGTTGCACCACTACCTCTACTTCCCCCACTCTTACTATAAAACATATCAGCAACATCTTTTTGCGCTGCTCTCATACTAGCAATTTGTGCGTCTCTTTTATCCATAGCAGCGGAAGCTGCTAATGTTCTTTGAGCATCTGTACCTGAAAAATTAGCAGCATCAGCAACACCACCATCAATAACACCTGCTCCTTTTCTATTACCCATAGCAGCCCTCCCTGCTTTATTTAAAGAGCTTCCTATAATTCGCCCTGTTGAATCTTTAATTACCCTACCAAAATTTTCTGTAAGTGCTTTACCATCTTGAGTTGGTCCTTGGAGTTCTTTACCTTGAATTATATTAGAAGGTATACCTTTTTTACTTTGTTCTATGAAATCTTTACGCTCACGGAAACGAGCTTCTGCGTTTAATCTATTTGATCGTTGCCTTTCCGCTATGTCAGCCTTACCTGCCCGATCCATTTCTTTTACTTCCTTCCTTGATCGTAGGTAACTTAATTCAGAATCAGGGTCTGAACCTGAACCAGATCTTGTAGTAGCAGTAGTTTTTGGTTCATCTCCAGAAGTAAAGAAAGATGAAGTCGGTCTGTTGTCTGTTGTAGGACCAAAAATTTGATCCCTTAATGCATCATTTATAGCTTCATTTGAAGCACTTTCTTCTGGGGATGTTGCTGTACCAGAAGCTTCTCCTGCTTTTCCTTTATAGTAAGCAGCTCTTCGTTCGGGTGAAGCTCCTCTTAAAAGTTCTTCTATAGTCGGCCCTTGCATACCAGAGCCCCCTAAATTTTTTGATCCTTCCGTTCCTGATCCTTCAGCCTCTTTTTCTTTTTTGTTTTGGAGATATTTATATCCACCTACCCCTAAAGCAAGAGGTACAGGTGATCTTTTTATGATACCCTTCCCTAAAGGACTACTAAGACCTCGATATAAACCCCTAGTAGCAGCAGATAGACCTGCCTTAGTGTAACCAGTTAATTCAGCAATAGAAGGAGCAAGTTTTGGGAGCTTAGAAGCAACGCCTTTAGCACGGTCACCTTTAGTTTTTGGTAGTAAACCAGCATCTTTTTGAGCTTTATCTAAAGACTTCATATCAATCTTAGGATCAGCCTCAGTACTGGTGGTCCTTCGTTTTGGTTTAGGGGGTACTTTTTCCGTAGTTAAATCTTTTACATCACCAGTTTTTTTCGGATCTGTTTTAGAAGAAGTTTCCCTTTTCGGTTTAGGCTTACTCTTTTTATCTTTAAATTTCTTAATAATATCTGACACAAAATTGCCTATTTTTCTTTTACTCATTGGTTCTTTACTAGATTTTTTAGCTAAAATTTTAGATCCTATTTTTGGAATTGCTCCTACTCCTGTTAGTAGTGAAGCAGCCGTTGTAGCGTTATCTGCTACCTCAACTGCCTTCCCTAATTTTTCATATCCCACTGCATCTTTATAGGCTTTGTCTGCTTTTATTTGGATTTCTTTAGCAAGATCTGCCTTGCCAGCCATTATTAATCTTTCTTGTTCGGCTGTCAGTGTCCCCTTATCATACGCATCAGCCCACCAAGGGGCTGCTTTTGAACGCCCTTGTGGCGATAGTGGACTTTCAAAATCCTTTTTAGGTTTAGGGCGTTCTATTGACGGGTAAGCCATACACTATAAATTTACTGCTTTTTCAGGTAATGGCAACCGCTCAAATCTAACCCAAAGGTTGGTTTGCTAGTACTCCTGTAAGGCTTTTCATAGACCTCCTGCGCCTTGATCCCTGATTCTTGTCTCCTAAATCAAGAGGCTCTACAGCTACAAGACCATGACGTTGCCTTGCGACATCAACACATATAAAGGCAGCATCGGCTAAGTCAGGGGATCTTCCTAAACGATTCTTGTAATCTGGTTTGGATTCAAGTTTCATTCTAAGGGTAGCACCTTTAACCATATCATACTTACGTCCTACAACTTCTTGTGCTAGATCATTATTGATACCATATAGCTGTTTAGTTCTACAAAACTCCTTACCTACAAACCAAAGTTCAGTGACCCTGTTGACATATAGTTCATGTCCGACAAGTTTACTATTAGTACTAACCCTCTTTTCAGAAGCTTTACCACCGAATGAAACACGAAGAATATCATCACCAAACTCAGCAGCAAGAATATCAGCCAAAGGACTGCCAGCACCTGTGGAGTCGATTCCTAAATTGGACGGGAGTATCTTCCTTTTATTGCACTCGTCCTTTATCTGCTGAACAATCTGATAAGATCGGGGGATCGCTTTGTTGGTGGCATCGTCAGTAAGAGAGATAGCTTCATCTAGTTGGCACACGAATTGTCCAGATTTATCATAACCAACATGCCCAGTATAAAGGATAGTCCTATCCCCACCATTTGTAAAAGCAGGGTCGCAACCAGCAATAGGGGTTGGTTTATCTTGCCACTCTATAGTGCCCATAGCTCCTGACTTAACCAACTCTGAGTCTGTATATACACCATCAGCCTCATCGGAATCAAAGAACACAGCTCGTACCATTCGATAGTATCCCCTACTTTCTTGCCCTAGCAGTTCCTTATCCTCTTCAATCTTCTCTTCTGTAGGCAGCCAAGGGTAGATTGTTTTCCCCGCTAGTATATTAGGGGATCGTTCCCCATCATACCTTTCATAAATACCACCCCACTTTGTCTTCCAACTATCTTCGGTATTTGGATCTATAGAATCCCAGCCCTGTGCTGGTTCACTCCACTCACCGAAAGCGTCCCAACGAGAAGCAGGGTTTGATAAACCAACTAAACTAAATGATGGGTTCTTTGATAGGTTAGATAGACCAGCCTGTAGAATAGCAGTAGATAATTCCGAAAGCTCATCTGCAATAAGGATGACATTTTTTTGTTTGATACCAATGAACTTACCGACAGCTTCTCTAGTCTTACTTCGTTCTGCTGCAATCAAACTCAACCCAGCTTTTTCAATTAGAATATCGTTCTCATTTATGTAAGCAACATTACCAATAGAATCTCTTATCTTAAACGGGGCTCCGTCTAACACTGTTAGTAAACTAATAACAGAACCCCATATTCTTTTACGTGCCTCACGTAATGTAGTTGATGTTAGCAGCACTAGTGTGTCTCTCGGTGCAGCTAACCAGTTCAGGATTCCCCAAGCAGCCATAGTATGTGACTTACCAGAAGAAGCAGCCCCGCCAATAGATACATATTTATTTTTGATAACTGCTTTTATCATACTCTCTGCCCAAGGATGTTTAACCATCAGAGGTTCAGGGAGTTCATCATTATTCCAAAGCTCATCACACAACCTCCAGAAGTAATACTCTCTTGCTTTGTCACTCTTATGATTAGAAAAGCCATAGAGTAGGGCAGTTATATTATTAGTAGCTGCAATAGTTAAACCACCCACATCCATCTTGGATGTTTTTTTATCTATGCGGGGTTCATATATACGTAAGGTTTGTGTCATTTAATTTGAAAGATGTGTAGATATATAGTATATATTAATTAGCTTGGCTTATAAATCTAAAAAATCTAAACTGCTTAAACATGCTTTGGAAATGTATGAGCAGCAATATAAACTTGTTACTATTGCGAAGGAGTTAGGTATCAATACGTCTACGCTCCGTAGATGGCTTAGAGATGCAGGGGCTAAACCTAAAAAAGATCCACATGCTATCAACCCTCCTTTAAAAGAAGAAGAGGAAGAGAAAGAAAAGAAAGATCCATTGCAGGAAACTTTAGATGATAATTTAGAAGGCAAGACAGACGAAGCTATAAAGTTAGCTAAGATGGAGGCTCGTATAGAGGAAGACAAAAACCTTATGGAAATAGCGGAATCGCAGTCATCTCCCGCAGAAAAGTATCAATCTTATATGGCAGCTTCTGCTATAAAACTACTGCGGGATAGTATTAAAAATCTAAGGGGTCCGAGAACAGTTAAAGAATTATCTGAGCTAGATCAGCTCATAAGACGTAACTTAGGTCTGAACGCAAAGACATCAGGAGGTTCTGGTAAGTTACAAATAGATATAAGTATTTTAAATAACGCTAAAGCAGACCGAGGTAAAGGTGCTGTTAAAGTTAAAGAGAATAAAATAATAGACGTTGAGCCAGATAAAGATGATGGAACTTAAAACAAAAGAAGACATTGAAAAACCTATCCTACTTTTTGCAGGATTAGAAGATGCTTATATTGGTACAGTTGAACAATATGGAAGACCTCCTGTAGCCTGTTATTCAAAACAAATAGCTATTGATACTATACAAAAGAATTACAACCTAACCAAACAACAAGCTTACGAAAGATATGAATATGAATATCTACAAACTAACTTTGAGGAGGGTACACCATGTTTCTTAGACGATCTCCTAAAGGATTGATGTTTCCCAATAGGGAGGTTGAAGATGACCCTCGTGTAATGATACGGGTTCAAGAGTCTAAACACGACTTTACTTTTTTAGTCGAGTCTCGTTCAGGTAAATTCTACAGAGTTATTCCTAACTCTTCTAAAGAAGTTTACTACATACAAATGCTATTAAAAAATATAGATGTGTTAGTACCCGAAGAAGGTGATGGGTTAATCATCTCAGCCAAAGCTATAGAACATTGTGATTATAGGAGTTGATAACGGACTTAACGGTGGGTTAGTCGCCATATCAAAACAAACAGGGGCTGTAATTGATAAGACAGTTATGCCTACACTCCATCGGTGTAAGAAACGAGAGACGGATACACGTAAAGTATATGAGTGGGTGATGGCATTAGAGTCAGACTTTATATTTGCTATTGAAGAACCTTTACACCACGCAAAGAGTTCACAAGCTGTACGCTCTATGGCATTATCTTTTGGTAAACTGTTAGGACTGGCTGAAAACAGAGAGTGGGATGTTAGATGCGTAAAAGTACACAACTGGCAGAAGTCTATGTTAGGTCACTTGTCACCACCTTACGATACAAAGAGAGCTGCATTAGGTGTCGCTAATGACCTAGCTCCTGAAGAGTGTTGGCTTAAAAGTAAAAGATGTTCTAAAGCACATGACGGAATGGTAGATGCTTTCCTTATAGCTAGATACATAAGAAAAGGATATGCTTTAGCAGGTTATGATAAGTTATAGAATTTTTTCCTTGATAGTAATTCAAGTTCTTTTATGCTCTATTAAATGAAAGACCTATTCCCCGCCCAATCTAAAGTAGCAGATTTTTTTGAAGAGAAGCTTAGAGATAATAAAAACACACTAGACTCTAGCTCTGTAGGTACAGGTAAAACTGTAGTCGCAGCACACTTAGCATTACGTTTAGGTTGCCCTGTTGCCGTGATGTGCCCTAAAGCTGTTATTCCTTCATGGGAAAGAGAGCTAAAGGAAGTAGGTATTGATCCTATATTTGTACTAAACTTTGAGAAAGTCCGTACTGGGAACACGCCACATATGTCTAAGAGGGGAAAGAAAATTATGAACTGGAAGGTTCCTAAGAATACTTTGTTTCTTGTAGACGAGATACATAAATGCAAAGGGCCTTATACTCAGAACGCTCAACTCGTAATAAGCCTTATTAAACAAGGGTTTTTAGTTCATGGTATGTCAGCAACAGCATGTGAAGACCCTACCGAAATGAGGGCTATCGGATATATGTTAAACCTACATAGCCTAGCTAAATCAGAGAACGGTTTGTATAATTGGTTTGGTTGGATGAAGGCTAATGGTTGCTACCAAGATGAGTGGAATGGTTGGCATTTAGGGGCAAAGAAAAATCTACAACGTATACACGATAAAATTTATGGGGTCATGGCAGCTAAACTTACAGTAGCTGACTTCCCTGATTCATTCAGAAACAACAGGGTTTTTATAGAGCCTATGCAGTTTTCTGACTCTAATAAAATTATAAAGACCTACGAAAAGTTAGGATTAACCCCTCAGATAATAACTGATTTGATAGAGAACGGAACGGTGGACGACAGCGATCATGTTATCGTAAACATACTTCGTGCAAGACAACTGACTGAAGCTATGAAAGTCCCTGACTTAGTCACATATACTCAAGATCTAGAGGAGCAGGGTAACTCTGTAGTTCTATTTGTTAACTTTAGAGATACTGTAAAAGCCCTTTGTGATCAACTTAACTGCAAATCAATAGAGGGGGGTCAGACAGTGGACGAGCGTCAAGCTGTAGTAGATGACTTTCAGAATGACAAGACAAGTATAGTTGTTGCTAACATTGCAGCAGGGGGTACTGGACTATCATTACACGATTGTAATGGGGATAGACCAAGAGTTAGTTTGATCTGCCCTTCGTTCAATGCTAAAGACTACCTCCAAACTTTAGGACGTATTCACCGTAACGGGGCAAAGTCTGACGCTATACAAAAAGTTTTAGTTACTTCAGGGTCTATAGAAGAAAATGTTATAGACTCAATAGAAAGAAAAATACAAAACATAGAAGAATTACATGGTAGGTAACTTAACAAAAAAAAGAGTAGGGACAGCTATAACTTTTGACCTTGATAAATGTTTTAGTAGAGAAAGATATTTGGACTACAGCCGTTGGGAAAATTCTGATCAAGTACAAAAAAAGTATATAGATAGCTTGAAAGAAAAAGTAATGAAGGTATGTGAGGAGCATCTTGATAATTACATAGAAGAAATAGAAACAGAAAGAATCTTAGAAAAAAAACGGCAGCTCGACCAGTTGATAAAATCATGTGGTTTATCTTTAGAAGATTTAGAAGATGAGTAATCAACCAGACCATAGTAGTAGAGGACACGCTCCTTTCTCACCATCAAGTCTCAAGTACGTAGCAGGTTGTTCTGGTTACGAAGGTCGATCAGGTACAAACGCTGCTGCCGAGAAAGGTACTCGTATTCACGAAGCCTTAGAAGTTCGTGATCCCTCTGCCCTGCACGATGAAGACGAAGTCCTGATCTATGAAGCAATAGTAGAGCAAGAGGAAGCATATATCACTAAGTTTGCTCAGGGTTTAGAGTACAGGGAAGAGAATGAGATAGTGTTAGATGTTGATCTTGATTCTACTAAAACATGGGGAACCTGTGATAGACTAATTACATTTGATAATAAAGCTATACTGGCAGATTACAAAACAGGTATCAGTGAGATAGATCCACCTAGAAAGAATTGGCAAGCAAGAGCTTACACTGTGGGAGCTTTCCAAAGATACCCAGAGTTAGAAGAAATAACTTTTGTGTTTTATATACCTGTACGTAATGAAGTTTTAGAGGGTAAGTTTACAAGAGAAGAGTTACCTATTTTGGTAAAGCAAGTAGCTGACGTAATACGAAATGGTGAGAAAGTGCGTCCTCAATGGGATGGGGGTTATCCTGAAGTGGATGCACTTTCTCCTTCAGTTAACTGTAGGTTCTGTAAGCATGAAGATTACTGTCCATCTTTAGGTGGTTTAGCTGTTGAGATAGTACAAAGAATATCAGGAGAGTCTTTACCTAAAGAAGATATTCAAGATCCAACCGATCCTAACACAGTAGAACATCTTTATACGGTAGCTAAAGTGGTAGAGAATTGGGCTAAACGGATAAAGGAACGAGCGGTTACCTTAGCTAAAGAAGGTATGGAGTTTGAAAACTTAAAGCTTAGGTCTATGGGAGCGACACGTAAGTGTACAGATAATATAAAGTTGATAGACATAGCTAAAGAACACGATTTAGAGCAAGAAGATTTACTCAATTTGATTAATATTCCCCTTAAAAAGGTAGCTAATGCTGTAGGAAATGCTGCACCTAAAGGAGAAAAAGGAGAAAGATCAAGATCTTTTCTTGACGCTGTTGAAAACAATGGCATCATAGAGACATCGGAAGAAAGGTTTACCCTTTCTTAAAGCAAAAAATAAGAATAAGACTAAGAACAAAAATAAGACCATGCCAAATACTAAAGTAGTAGAAGCTAAAAAAGAACAACTAGCAGCACCAGTAGCTGCTCCAAGGCTTGCGATATCAGCAGAAGATATCGAAATCCCAAGACTCAATGTTATACAAGGGTCATCGGAAATTGATGGTGACGAGGGAGCCCTCGTTATTAATCGTACTCACACAATCATGCCAACAGCAGGAACACTTTCAGTGATCCCTATCACGGCAATGAAAGGGTGGGCAGAAAATGTGCCTTTTGGTTCAAATGATATAGCAAGGATTGCTTACAGCCTTGAAGAAAAAACAGCAATAGATTCTGACTCTGAGTTTGGTACTATTGAGTTTGCTGATATCACGCTGTTGATTCCAGAACCAAAGGATATTGGTGAAGACGCAGCAGATGCGTTCCCATTCCCAATCGGTGAAACGTCGTACGCAATGGGTAAAATCCATGTTCGTAAGGCGGCTTACAGAAACACATATAAAAGACTTGGTTTGTTCCAAGCAATGAACCCAGAGTCTCCTTTGTGTGCTAAACATTGGAAATTCCAAGCGGATCAAGCGACAGCTAATAGGGTCAGTTGGTACATACCACAGATGACCGTAACTAAAGAAGATACTGATGAACAGCTAATAGAGTTCGTATCAAGAATTATACCTGCATAATTATGAGTATTGAAGAATTAGATAATAAGATATCTATTATCCAAAATGAATTGGAACAAGTAGAAGAAATTACAAAAGACATAGTCTCTAAAGCAAGGGAGTTAGCACTCTCAGAGATTAAGATGGGAACTTTAATAGAAGCGTTTGAAGCGCAACTGAAAGTTCTACAGGAGCAAAAGGAGTCTCAGCCTGAGCTAATATAAATCTTGTCCCTTGCGGGTTTACATGGAGTTTCCCGCAAGGAGCAGAAATGAGGGGAGCCTATCTGTACGTCTTAGGTTTACGTGCAGGTAGGCAACTCATCTAGACTATGGATACAATAGCAATAGATTTTGAAAGTTATTATGATAAGGAATGCTCTATACGCACCCTTGGTTTATTAGGATACTTTAGCCACCCTGAATTTGATGCATATAGAGTTAGTGCAGTAGGGGATGATGGAACAAATTTTGTAGGATGCCCCAAAGAAGATTGTGACTGGGGTGTTATAGAAGGTAATCGTGTACTATCACACAACGCACAATTCGACGAAACGCTTTACCTATACGGAGTGGATCAAGGTTGGTGGAAAAAGTTTGAGTACGCTGAGTGGGTATGTACAGCAGACCTAGCAGCTTACTGTGGGTTACCAAGATCACTGAAAGGAGCCACAATCACTCTTTATAATTTAGAGGTAGATAAGTCTACTAGAGACAACATGTCGGGTAAACGATGGGAGGACATGACAAAAGAATTTCAAGATGAAGTAGATGAGTACGCATTAAAAGACTCTGAGCTTTGTTTAAAACTATGGTTAGACTTAGAAGATAAATGGCCACAACGAGAGCGAGACATTAGCCTTGCTAATAGAAGATGCGTCCAAAGAGGGATACCCATTGATATTAAATTGTTAAAACAATCCCTGATAACAATCAACGAACAGTTATTTAAAGCGGAAACCGCTATACCTTGGATTGACGATAAACCTATTCTATCTAGAAAAGCTTTTAACGAAGAGTGTACGAAAGAGGGTCTGGTACCCCCTGCGAGCCTAGCTCTCACAGATGAAGACGCTAACAAGTGGATAAAAGAACATGAGGGTAAGTATGAGTGGATCTCTGCTGTGCGTAATTACAGAAGAATAAACTCCCTCAAAAGAAAGTTAGAGTCTTTTGAGTATGCCACTATGGGGGATCAAAGATACTACGGAGGTATACTGTATCACGGAGCCCATACAGGTAGATTTAGTGGGAGCGGTGGTAACCTAAACTTACAGAACCTACCTAGAGGTGAAATGTTTGGAGTTAATTTACGGAGTTTAATATCTCCAAAGAAGGGTAAGAAGTTAGTTGTTGTTGACCTATCTCAAATTGAAGTCAGGACACTTTGTTGGTTAGCGGAAGACCAAGTATCCCTAGAAGAAATTAAACAGAGTGCTGACATATACGAAGCGTTTGCAATCCGTTTTGATAAGTGGGACAAATCAAAAGGGGTACTAAAAGATGAAGACCCCTCACTAAGACATTTAGTTAAGACTATGGTTCTCGGATGTGGTTATTCTGTATCAGCAAAGAAATTTGCTTTGATATCTAACATGGATGAGGAAGAAGCTGTCAAGGCCGTACATTTATATAGGACAAAAATGAAACGTGTTGTGTCCCTTTGGAACAAACTCCAACGCCAGTTGCACGTAGCCTATTCATTAGGTACTGATTTTGTTGTAGACTTACCGTCAGGTCGTTCGTTGAACTATGGTGTGATACAAAATCAACTTCAATTTGGTAGGAGAAACTACATGGCTATGATCGCTAAAGGCATTAAGAAAATACCTGTAAAGTTATACGGAGGACTTTTATCAGAAAATGCATCACAAGCACTTGCAAGAGATATATTTTCAGATATACTCATCCGCCTCGAAAAACGAGGTCTGGGAATTATTTTTCACGTCCACGACGAAGTAGTTGTCGAGGTGGACGAAAACGAAGCAGAAGGAACGCTTGAGTTAATTATTCAAGAAATGAGAACACCTCCAGAATGGATACCTGATATTCCCCTAGATGCAGAAGGTAAAATTTTGGATAAATATGAAAAGTAAAAATGCATTACAAATACCTAAAAAACCTATCCGAACATAAAACATACGCAGTCAAAGCCCTCACAGAAATTACAAAAGCTCCAAAAAAGTTTACAGACAAAATACAAAGGCGAACGTGGTCTAATCACCCAGATACAGATTACGCTTTCTATTCAATGTTCGAGGGGAATGTAGGGTCTACACGTATATCAAAAAGGGGCGAGAATAAAGTTTGTGCTATGTGGGGCTTCGTTGTCGAATACGATAACATAACTCCTGATTGGGACACGTTAGTAGATGAACTATTAACCAAGTGTGGTCCGTACCCACCTACAGTGATAACAAGAACACCGTCAGGAGGAGTCCGTTTAATATGGGAGTTCGAGGATAAACTGCTCATAGATGACAGGATGTTTAAGAATTTTATTAATAGGTTAGCCGATAGACTTAAAGTAAGGAGGTTATTTGCAGGGTTTGATGAGTCTTGTTTATTACCACACCAGTATTTTTACTTAGGTGAAATAATACACACTACAAACAAAAGGATACCTGAAGAGCTCTACGTTAAATTATTAATTAAAACAGGTATTGAAAACCCCCCACAAGCTCCATCATCATTAAGTATCCCATTAGATGCTGTTGAAACGGAAGTACGTGAAAATACTAAGTATAATAGTAGGTGGCCTTATCCATTTGAAGTAGGTGTAAGGGGACCATTATTTTGGATTGATGACGGTATTGAAAGAGAAGGGTGTCAGATAACACAAGATGGTATGATCTGCTACTCAGATAGAGCAGGTAAGGGTTTCTTAACGTGGAAGGAAATATTCGGAGAAAAGTTTGTTGAAGACTACGAAAATAAAAAATTAGATTATCTCATAGAGCGGTACTGGTTTACAGGAAAAACTTTTTATACAAAAATAAATGATCGTGTTTGTATGATAGATAAAGACCAACTCAAATTAGAACTAAGGCAAGCAGGGTTTAACAAAAGAGCAAGTGCAGGAAAGCCGTTAAGTGAGCTAGAGAACGCTGTATTAATAATACAACGTGATAGTCGAATTGACGAAGTAGCCCCTATTATATTTGATGAAGCTACAGTAGTTCAATCGGGACCAAATAAGATTTTAAATACCAGTACCTTAAAAGCAATACAACCTGCGGGGGATAGTGATAAGAAAAAGTGGCCTTTTATTGATAAATGGTTAAAGCAGTTTTTTAAAGATGAGCAGTCTTTAAACTATTTCTATGCGTGGTTACAAAGAATATATTCGGCTGTTCTATATAAAGAATCAAAACAAGGACACGCTTTATTATTAGTGGGGCCAACAAACAAAGGGAAATCTTTGTTATCTAATAAGCTTATAGGGGGTTTACTCGGTGGCTTTGCAGATGCCTCTGATTATTTAAGTGGTGACAGTAAGTTCAATAAAGAATTAGGTCAGGTAGCTGCTTGGGTTATCGATGATACAACCTCTGCTGCTTCTTTTGCAGAACAAAGAAGAGCTACTGAACTCATTAAGAAAGCGACGGCTAACCCAAGGATAGAGTACCAAGCTAAATTTGAAAACTCTATAACAATCAGTTGGGCGGGGAGAGTTATCATGTCTTTAAATATGGACGCAACAAGCTTATCAGTTATACCTGCATTAGACTCAAGTAACAGGGATAAGATAATTGCCCTGCGTATATCAGATGATGCTTCTAGCGATTTTTCTAAACTACTCAATGTAGTAGAAGCTAGTAATACGGCCATAGAAAGTACAATGGAAGAAGAATTACCACACTTTGCTCAGTGGTTACTAGAATACGTAATACCGAAAGACATAAAAGGGGACTCAAGGTTCGGTATTAAATCCCACATAGATCCTGAAATAGATGCTGCTGCATTTGCTAACTCAAATAGATCTGTGTTGATAGAGGCTATAGAATTTTTTGCCGAAACATTAAAAGAGTATGGATATGATAAGCCCGTATGGAAAGGGACTGTCGTTAAATTAATGGCTAAAATACAAGACCTAAACGGAAACAAGCCTTTGAATAACCTAACAAGTAATATGGGTTGGATGATTCGTGGTATGCAATCACTGGAAGAAGCTAGTAAAGTTGACAAAGATATACGACCTATAACTTCTGTTTATAAAAACAACCTTAGAATTTACTCTATTGATTTAGATTCAAAATGGGATATAAGTACTTCTGATGACTAGAGAAGAAATTAATGAGTTCTGTGAGGTCAACGCACCTGACGAAGACATAATAGTTCCTGATGACTTTGATGAAGCTTTTATCGGGCTCGCACTAGAAGAAGATCCTACAAGGGCTGTGTACTCAATAGAAAGATGTATTAATATACTTACTAAAGAAATGAAACCAGATGAAGCGGAAGAATACTTTTGGTTTAATGTAGCAGGATCAATAGGAAAAGGTTACCCAATATTTATTGCTACCCCTGAAGAAACTTATTGAAATAAGGTAGCAGACTGCAACTCCTCTATATCAATATGTAGCCCTGACGTTTTATAAACAAACCCATCAGTATCTTTTTCACCTCGCTTTTTATAAGTAGCTTTCTTTAAAAGTTTTGTTGTAGGTAACCAACCAACAATCCAAACAATCATAAAATCTTTACGTACTCGTGTAAAAAAGTAAACGTCATTGTCAGGCATAAATTGTTTCTTACAATTAACTGAAGCGGAGTAATGGGGCTTTGGGGGAGTAGCACAAGATTTAGATTTAACTTCTATCTTACGTTTCTTATACTCTAAGTCGTGAGTGAACACTGAGTCGCCAACATACTTACTCCTTTTTAAATATTTATGTACCGCTATCTCACCTAAGTAACCTGCCATGCGCCCTACGCCTTGAGTAAATGAATTGGGAAGCACTCCCAATTCGCATGATCGTTTATGAGCAACAACTAAATCATCACTGGTAGGAGTGTATACAACGAAGTTATCTTTAACTTCAAAACCTTTTCTTTTATTAGACAAAATTATTTTATTTTTTAAGGAAGGTATTCCACGCTGGGAAGAATATTTCTTCCATACAACGTACTACGGCTTCCTGTTCATAATTATCAGAAAACCCTACTCCTGATATTAGTAAAGCCGCTTCCATCATTTCATGCCTTAGCGTTATAACTAAGTTTTTATCCGACTGATCAGGATTTAGTTGTATGATTTTATCATCATGAAAGTACTGCCCAAAAGTATACCCATCATAGTCATTAAAACTTTGTAGTTTTACTTTAACTTTCTGACCTCCAATAGTAATTGATTTAGGAAGATCCACTTTACCACCTTTCTGAAAGCTCTGTGTATAAGGATATCCCACCAGCAATAGCGGAGGCCATACTTTTCTTATTCTTAGTAGCCAATTCCCAATCTTCTTTATTAGTCCCAAAAAATGGTTCTGTAATACATGCTGGCATAGAAGTAGCCCGTAAGAAGTAAGCCCCTCTACTACCCTTTTTACGCCCTTTAATGCCTCTGCTAGTAAACTGAGGGAAAGAGTCCTCAAATGAATCTCTTAGAGTACGAGCAAGTAAGCGTCCTTTCTCAGAGGTATGCCAATGAAGCCACTCATGTCCCGTTGCTTTTGGGGTAGCAGCATTAAAATGTAATTCAATAGCCGTATCTACACTATCCTCATCGAGCTTTCTAGCTAACCATCGCATAGCCGTAACGTAGCTACCACCATGATAAGAGGTATAGATCTTATACGGTTGCTGTAATTCCTTGCCAATCATCTCAGCAAGTTCGGAATTATAATCCCATTCAGTTATACCTGAAACAGAAGCTGCTCCTGAATCATTTGGTCGAGAGTGTCCTACGCAGATTGCTATCATTTTTTATTGGGTTGTGAATAATAATATCCATCTTTTCTCTTAACTATTTCATTACCTAGTTTTGCTTCCCTTTGAAAAGTTTCTGAAATTGTAGGGTGTTTTATTCCCTTTAATAATCTACCTGTTTCAGGGTGAAAACTACCCTTGTGGAGAAGCCAATCATTTTTTTCAGGATGCCACACCCACCCCGCAAAATCTCCTTTGTTAGCTACCTCTTCAAATGCAGGTTTACTAGCTCCGTAAACAGGGGTTCGTGGCTTCCATGAAGGTTTATCTATTGAAGAAGGATTACTAGAAATTATTTGATCTGCAATAACATTGTCATACCCACTACCATTTGGATCAAAAGGGCCCACCCCTTTCTCAACTGCGGTTAAAAATGTATCTTCTTTGTCTGCCACTATTTATTATTGTTACCAATAATTATAGCACGTCTGTAGGAAAAATCACTGTGGAACTTCTGCCCTCTACCCATGAGATTGCCTTCTTTAAAGGGGTAATCGTACCCTTGAATTAGGGTAACGGTAGGTGGATCATATATTGCGCTTTCGTTCAACGCTGAGTCGCCCACTAAGTCGTTCAAGACGCAGCTTGGCAGCAGGACTACCATCAGCAGCAAGGCGGTCAACTTCATCTTCAAGGGCATATACGTACTTCCGTTGTTTAGACCTAGTATAATTCACATAAGCCTCTAACGCTAATACTATTATCCTCAAGAAATGCCTCACTTCTTTTTAGACATTATAGACCAAATAACGCCTATAAGTGTTACAGCAGCAGATACTCCTGTAGTTACTTCGCTATCTGTAGCCATTCCATTCTGCGTCATAAACCCTCCACCGAAGGTTAGCATGTGCCTAACGATTCCTAATATTGATTCTTTGTTCATTTCTTCTTCCTTTTTAATAGGTTATAGAGCGTGATAATAGCTACTGTAATACCCAACAAACCACCAACTACTTGGATACTCCACTGGATTACCTCAGCATAAGGTATTGTAACAGCAATCAAAGACCCTGTTATACCCGTAGCCCCTTTTACAATTAACTCTTCATTGCTCATAAATGTGAGCAATATAGCACAATTATTCGCTAGAATCTACGTCAGATTCCTCAGATTCTTCATCGCCAGTGTCCTCTGTAACTAGCGTAAGATCATCGAGATCTGACGGAGTTGTAATAGTAGACTCTCCTACAGGTTCTGGCACGTTTGTGTGACTATCGTATATATCGCTTATACTTTCCCATCCCTTGTCTCTAAGGATAGAATAGTCTTTGTAGTCCTGACAAACTCTTTTGTCAGTGTGTTTAGTCGTGTGACCGTTGCCGTCTGTAGATTCTTGTTCCACTGGATTAAACATCCAATGAGACTTAAAGCCTTCTCTAGTTAATTCTAGATCGGGCATTTATTCACTATCTTCTTTAACAACTTCAGGTGTTGATGCTTCTTCTCCAGTTTGCTTAGAGATTTCTTTAGCCACAACAACCAAAGCTTCAGCACCATTTAAGCCGACTTGCTTAGTAGCAATATCGAGTGATTGTAAAATGATTTGAATGAATCCTTTGGGAATTTCTAAGGTAACTTTTTCTTCCATAATACGTTTAGAATAGGTATATTTAAGGACTGTTCAAGTATTTTATTTAAATTGTTTTTGGTATGATTTAAAGCATTCAGAAAAAACAAAGGTTAGATAAGCATCTTCATCATCGATCAAATTAGGGTTAGCAATCTTAGGCTCTCCAGTTGCCTCAACAAAATCAAGGTTTGGAATTTCCTCACCTTCATTTTCTGGATCTGGCATTGTTGGGCTACCTTTACTTGGTATGTGATCAGGATTATCAATCTCTTGTGGCTGTGAGTTGTTGTGTGCCTCTAGCGATTTAGTAACTCCTGCAAGTTCCTCCTCTGTTAAAGTGTATTCAAATTTCATTTAATAATGTTTATTAATACTTAATAAGTTCAACTAAATTTTGTGTTTGGTTGGTCTTTCATAAAATTGTTATGCAAATGCAATCTCGTGCTCTGTTCCTGCACCGTCTTGGAAATAAAGTTTATTGTCAGCCTTGCAGTAAACCTTCCCAAAATTAGTATCAGCCGTTGGCGTTGTTGTCTCAGCCATGCAAAGCTCACCGCCTCCAAGAGTTAAATCAGCGTTGGCCGTTGGTGAAGCGGTTCCAATGCCAACCGCACCTGCGTCTTTTATTACAGTTGGATTGTTATAACTATTAC